CCAATGGCTTATTGGTTGAGTCAATCAGACCAACCTCTTCATATGTTTTGGCGGTGTGAAAATCAGTGATGTCGTCTAAGTTCTCTTCTCCTACTTGCTTGGTCATTAGTACGTTAAGCCACACACAGTCTTCCAGCACATAGCCAACGCGCTTGACATTTGGCTCTGATACATAAACGCATGGGGCTTCAACAACCCTGCGCCCATTCTCAGAGACAACAGCCAGCTTGCCTTTAAGCAATACGTTGATTACGGGGTGTTTATGGATCCTGCCAACAACAATCGCACCTTTGGCTAGAGTCATTTCTCGGCCATACATAGCGCAACCAAACTCATCATGCAATTGCGTGAAGTGGTGCTTATAGCTGTACTCAGCAGGAGTCAGGTTACCTGCATCAAAAGCCTTGATGTACTCGCTTTGAAACTCATTGATCTTCTCACGCGCTTGTACTTTTAAAGAGTGATTTTTGTGGAGCAGCGAAGCATCTGGAGCGGACGCCTCCAAGTCTTCAAATTGGGCAAGGTCTAAATCGCGGAGGTCGAGCAGCATTTCATACCTCTATGAAAAAAGAGATGTATGGTTTGCCATCCGGGCCTTTAATTTTTTCCTCTTTGAACTTGTACTCACGGAGAATTTTTTCAAACACTTGCTTTTTGTTAAGCGGCATATAGGTATACAAAACTTTTACGTCCGCATTTTTTAATATTGCTATCAAAGGGTCTAGCTGCTTGTCCAACTCCTTGAGCTTGGCGCTTTCGGACAACCCTTTGCCAATCATGGCGTGCATCTCAACCATGTGCGGGCCTGATACCGTAATCAAGAACACAATCCTGCCGAGGTGGATGAGCTTGCAACCCGGCTCCTGAACCTTTTGGCCCATGTAATTTACCGCCGCAGCAGCCTTCTTGCCGCTGTGGAACTGCTCCATAAAATGGTCGTACATGATCTGCACAACTTCATTTGGTTTTTCGGCTGTAGGTGCGTTCATTTAATTAACTCTTGGGTTAACGGCAGCGACCAATGCCTCGGCCCAATCATACCAATTGTCGAATTTATCTGTTTGAGGAACCGCTTCGTCTTCAAACACATCGATCGCTTTCAGTCCATCACCCCAGGACCTCCAATCGGTGAATGAGGTTGGTGTCTCAAGCTGCTGCGCCGCATACAGTTCAACCATGAGCGATGCCCACGAATCGAAAGTGTGGTAACGCGGGTCGTAGACTTGGGATGGATTAAGTGCCATACGGCCTCGAATCGCCGATTTCGGCTGTGATCAAGACCTTACCAAGTTGGTAATTGCCGCCGACTACATTAGAAACAAATCGCAGCCTGATCTCCCTGCGTTGCTCACGCATATCCACCTTACCCGTGGTTTCACCAAATACGTACGGGCCAGTAGTCACATCCTCCGACTGGGCGAATGGCCGTCCGGTTACGTACACCTCCATGTCGCCGGATTGAATGAAGTCGGGCTCAATACGGCTAACCCGGAGCCATCTGTTCACACCCTCTGCCGCTGGTTGCGATGGACCACCCCCCACCCAGCCCAGATCATTGGTCTCGAACGAGCTTGGGATAGCAGTCACTTCCTGCCCATAAATCTCGTCGGTGCCAATCTCATGCTGGTAAAAGTTAATCAAGTCCGGCGGAGTTGAAAACGTCAGGGTATTGGTTCCGCTTGCCGTTGCGGCCAAGGAGAGTCCGACTGCTTGAGCGTAGATTGCAGTAACCGGAATCGAAAAACCAGAGCCAGTGCCGCCTATTGATGCCGCCGTTGCACTAAGCACATCGCCTACTATGTAGTTAGCCCCTCTGGCTGTGATGGTCACTGACGTAACCGTGGCTCCAGCAACGACGATGGTTGCCTTTGCGTTGAATCCTGAGCCGCCCGTAAGGCCAACGTTGGTGTAAGTACCGTTGGTGTACAAAGTGCCGCCAGTAATAGCGCCAAGGGTTTTAATGTTGCTAGATGTGATGCTCTGAACGGTCGACCCAGAAGCTACACCTGTGCCAGAGACGACTTGCAACAGGGCGGCAGACGTTTGGTATGTGTCCGAGTACACAATGAAGATGCCGGTAGTTAGTACATAAGCAGCAGAAAATACTACAACGCTCTCCGTAGTCGTCCAGCCAGCTTCGATTGGGTAGGCAAATACTTGCGAGAAGTATCCAGCGCTGCGGTATGCGCCCGTAGACTCTCCGACGTCATACCAAGTGTTTTCGCGCACGTTGTAGACTATGGCATCCGTGCACTCGGTCGCGTCCCCGCGAGGATAAAACCACCAAATCTCACCGAACCTTGGTACCTTGGTAACCCATACTTTTTGACGCTGGTTGTAGTTCAAGTTGTCAAAGAAGTAATTCTGGTTCATTGCGTTTGGAATTTCCTTCACGACACCAGTGTACATCAGGAAGCGATCAACGCCACACCAATAGTACACACCATCGTACTCAATGGCGCACTGGCTCGACATAATGGAGGACTGGCTGCTAATAATGTCGTAACGCCAAAATTGTGGGGGAGTGCCCGTGCCGCCGATGTAGGACACGCGGATTAGGCTGTCAACGCTCCAGAACAAGCCAGAAGGCGCGTTGGAGCCGCCCCTGACCGGCAAACCCTGGACAATTTTACCAGACGCCACATTGGTCGCATTTGCGTCCGCGGACACCCAGTCGTTGGGATTGCCTGATCCGCAGTTCTGAATAAGGCCGTTGTTGCCATACACAAACACGTACGGGTGCAGAGTTACAACACCGCCAGAAACCGAAATGTTGTTGTTAAACGTGATCGTGGTTGCGCCAGAGCTTGCGGTTGCTGCATTTGAGATCGTCACCGCTTGGAATTGGCCGAGTGTAAAAACGAGTCCTGTAGTAGTGCCTGCGGTGGTAACAATAGCCGGACCTCCCGAAGTAGCCGACAAAGTAAAATCGGTCGCAAAAGTCGTTGTGGCAATAATGAAGTAGGTCGTGTTGGTTGTAATCCCAGTTGCAGTGCCTGTCAGCGTACCAGAAGTCCTTACCGTCTGTCCAACAAACAATCCCGCTGTGGAAGTGCAGCTACATTGGCCCGCTACCCCGGTGACCGCAACAGCACCCAAGATTGGCGCAGAAAGCGCTGAAGCGACAACGGTGGTGCTTGCGGGAATTCCCGTGCCAGAAATAGACTGCGCAGCGCCGATAAGAATGTTGGTGGTAGCCAGAGACATTGTGGTGGTGCTATTCAATACGACGCTATCCGTGAACACACCAATCTGGCTCATTGTCGAGCCAACAATGTCGCCAATAAGTACGGGAGAATTGATCGTGTTAGTGATGTCATTCAGATTTTGACATGGGGCAGCAACCAAAGATTGGACACCAGCGCCGGATAAATCGTAAAAACCATCGAACTGCCACAGGTTATTATTTGAAGAAGTGAAGTTAGATAGCGTGAAATTCATCAATCCCCCGCCAATCCCGTTGTTATCGACCCCGAAAGACTGCAACCCATCGCTGTACCCACTATAGATGTAGTTGATGCCGTTTTGTGCGTTTAGCCAAACACCACGAGAGGGGCCGGATAACTGATCTGACATGACCCTGTACCCACCAATCTTGCGAGGACGGCCACGCTGGAAACGAACCCATTGACCGGAGGTGTAGAAGTTTTTATCGAAAACCGTCCCGTCCCGTTGGATGCCGGGTTGGGTGTCAAGCGAGAAGACTTTTTGGCCCATCAGTATGTACCGCCAGAAACCCCGCCCGTAAACGTGCCTGTGCCAGTTATTGTAAGGCCCGTTGCCGTTAGACCGAATCTTTTAACCCCAAGGACTGCAATACCAAACTCGCCTGAAGCGGGTCGATATATGCCTGTTGAAGTCTCTGCACCAAAATTCAGCGATGGGCCTCCTGCCGACCCATCGTTAAGCGACAACGTACTAGACCCGGCGGAGACTGTCGCTGCGTTCAACAAGTTCGTGGAGTCGCAAACAAGAATTGCTTGCTGGCTTGCGGTCACTACTGCTGAAGATGAACCCAGAACATTGGTCGTAAAACTGACCGTATAACCCGGCCCGCCCCCATTGGTCTGGTTTGTGATGTAGTAGACCTGAATTGTTTGCGGCACCACAATGGTGACGTTGCCAGTCAGAACGCCTGTGTACTTCTGAATGGTATTTGACGCCTCTGCGGAGGTCAGCGTGTACGTCCCAGAGGTAACTGCCTTGGTCAACTGGCTAAAATTAAATTGCGTGTTTTGACCAAGACCAATGGTAAAGAAAGCCAAACCAGAACAAGAAATAATGCACGAGTCATCGGGTTGTAAAATGATTGAAGCAGCGCCATTAATTAGGTCACCACCTGAAGGAGAAACGGTCAACGTACCAGTCCCGCCGTTTCGCAGCAGCATATACCAGTTGTTGCCAAGCGTGCCAACAGAGGAGAGCGTTAGGGTTCCAGATCCGCCAGTCCAGACGTAAGATGCTGCCCGATCAGTAGTGAGCGCCGTATAACTCGTTCCAAATGTTTGGACAGGGTGCGCTGTATTGAGCGTGTTGGTTATTGCAAGCAACCCGTACCCAGCAAGCGTTGCTGCATCGGTGTTGGATGAACCCAAACCAAACGCAATGATTCCCCAAGTCCCAGACACAGTGGGGTTTGCGGTAATGTAGATGTACTGCGCCTGACTTGGCTGCACGGTAACAATAACGTTTGCGCCGCCGTAGTCATAAACCGTAACCGCGAAGCTCCCAGTGTTGCGAATCAAAGCATCCTGGCCAACCGAGGCTTGGTTAGCTGGCGGCATATATAGACCGTATGCAGCCGATGGTGAACTAACCTGCATAATCCGAGCGGTCACACTGTCCGTGACGCTCCCATTGATGGGCCACTGTAACTGCGTGTTCGCAGCTAAGGTGATGGAGCGGAACGATACGTCCGTGGGCTGGATGACTTGTCCAGTAAAAGGTGATGTAAAACTCATGTGTCCCTCACAATCGCTTGGCGATCAGCTATGCGCACCGTATTCTCGTTTTGTAGCACGGCGATGATTTTGTCGTACTGGCTCTGCCACATCGGAATGCGCTCGTCGTTTTTCAAGAAAGGCATAGCTTGCAACAGCGAGCCGTAAAGTAACGCCTGTGGGGCGTACTCGGTGAACCAGTTGGATTGGTTACTCGAATCCAGAGGTTGGTTGCGCTCGTAGTACAAGACCTCGTAACTGTACGCATCCGCTGGGGTAGGGGCAATCAGCCAGTGCTCGTAGTCGTAGTCGCAATAGAACAATGGGATGTCCGTAGAACTAGGGTCAGGCCAGTATTCGCGCAAGTACTCGTAGGTCCGAAGCAGGACCGGCTGTCGATCACCGGCCACCGTCACATTCATAGAAACCGTTTTCCGCCAACGCGCTGGCTTCGCAATAGTGGCCTCACCCAGGACCATGTTGCTGCCCACAACCACCAAATTGCCGAGGAATTTGATCTCGGAGGTGATAATCTGCTCCGCCAGCATAATGAACCGGGGGATTTTATCCAACGTGCCGGTGTCCGTCCGCTCCAAGTAGGACTGAATGTCTTCTACCAGCGAATCGTAGGTCATAACCGAAGCGGCTGTCATAGGGGTTCCTCGAACGGTTGGACGTTTCGCGGGATTATACCATGAGCCGGGGGCGCGGTCAATCCGGCTCGCATCAGCTTTAGGCGTAAGGGCGGGTACCCGCCTTGTCGATGATTAGCACTTGACCGCGAGGCTTTCCATTGGGGTCATTGGGTATGCTAATGTGCGTCCAGCGGTCAAACTCGCGGATCAGTTGGTCGAAGGGTAGTTTAGCAGCTATCACTGCT